TTGAGGTGATTCTACTTGGTAAAAGTAGAAGGCACGCTCGACGAATTGCGTGAACTGTTTGTCGAAGGTGCTAAGAAAGAAGCACGCAAGCAAGCAAAGAAGGCGGGTGCTCAGGTTGTTAAGTCTGCTGTTAAGTCTACTAAGAAGCGTACCAAGTCTGCTTGGCAGAAGTATATGGGGCAGAAGAAAAACCAAATTAAGTTTAAATCTGGAGATAGAAAAGGGCGACTTGACCTTAAACGAATGTCCAGAGAGTTTAGAAAACTACAACGAGCAAAGAGGTGACGATCGTGGCACGCATTATAGACAAAAGTACTAGAATGATTGATGTCGATTTTGGACCTGTTAATGTAAGTGTAGGTAGGGATATAGGCGCTTTTACTCCTTCCAATGTTGCGGCTAATGGTAATGGCATATCACAAATTATTGCGCCACCACCAGACGCTGTAGCATCGCCAACAGTTAATGGTAGTTTTATTCAGTATGCTAGAATAGATTTGGAATTCATGACAATGAATAATGAAGTAATGCAACCAATGGAAGTATCAATACAACGTACTTCACCTGTTCCATTAGGTTTCCACATTAACGGTAATAACCACGATCAGATGGAAGAGTACATCTATGTATTAACTAGACCATTAAACAACACACAGTTAGCAAGTGCATTCAACGTAGAAAATTTGAGAGATATGGGTCTTGATAGGTCGGTAGATACTGGTGAACATAGACCTACACACACTCAAACAGTGTATGCAGAGAAGCGAATGTACTCATATTCTGATGCTATAGGTGCGACAAGAACTAACGGTCAATTAAATGCAGACCCATTACTAAATGAAGAGTACAATACAATGTATGGTATGCCTATACTTGACTCAGTATCTACGTGGGGCACATTATCGGCTATTACCGGACCTAATTTACATGCATACCGTGTTATTATTATGCGCAATCAAAACTTTTCTCCAGAACAACCAGATTTATGGACTAATGTTGATGGTTTAAATTCTCTTGTAGGTTCTACATCTTGCAATTGGCCACCAGTAAACATAACTTTCTTGTGCAAAGACCCTAACTTTACAGAAGGCGAATACCTAACTAGACTTGCAAACGCAATGAATGATGTTCCTATTGGTGGGCCGACTGCATGAGTAGCGTACAAAGAGCATTGACTCCGCGGGAATATGCTGCACTAGGTTATGTCCAACGAGAGGATTTTGATCCTTCTATGTTCAACGTAGAACCTGATAAGCCTTTAAGTAAAGGATTTGACTTTCCAGCGTACAGGGCAGAGACACAAGAAGAGGCTATAATCGACATTGGTGTTGGGTTGTTTAAGGTAGGATATGCATTTGCTACAGGTGGTTTAGGACCAGCCGCACAAACAGCATTAGGTTATACACTAAAATTAGTAACTGAAGATTAATTATTCCATATCATTGACAACCTGTACCAAATTTTCTCCGAATCCTTTGCATCCTCTTGTTGCCCTACAAAACGGATATTTTTCTTCTACATGCCACAATGTTAGGCCATTACATACATTACATTTGTATTGGTTATAATTTTCAGGGCGGGCTTCTAATTTATTTCTTTCCGATCGTAATTGGTTTCTAACCCATTCGCTAAAATTCTTTTTTTTCTTTGCTAACTCCCAAGTTACAGAATCTAAACTTACATTAATTGGTCTCATTCTTCTTCCTCCTTCAACTTGAGATTCTCAAGGTGTAATTGATAACAAAGTTCAATTAATTCTTTTTTGGTTTTTCTTGAAAACCATTTCTTCAATCCATTATTCATTCTTCTTCCTCCTCATGAAACTCTTTAATATGTTCTTTAAGCATATAGAACAATTCAACCATAAGGTCGCCACTTGTTTGAGAGTGCGCCCTCGCGGGAATATCACAGTCAAGCATCAAATTGTATATGCGCAATACCATCCTTGTATCATAAATCATTCTTCTTCCCCCAAATTTTCCTTCAACCAAATTTTGAAAAAGGCTATTCTATCCGCTTTTTTTGTTAAATTGACAAGATACCATACATCTTGATACAATCCATCTAATTCATCAATATTCATTCTTCTTCATCTCCTTTTACTTTGTTTGCATACGCCATATCTTTGTAATACTCGCACTTGTGTGTCAATTCCTTTACTATGTCTATCTGTGTCTTAGTAAATTCTCTGACGGATGGCCTATTATCGTTAATCCATTGCTCGTGATATGCAATTAATTCGTCTAATCCTTCAACAATCGTCCTAAGTTCAGTATATGTGAACCCATAAGATGCGACAAATGCGCCTGTATCTTCTCTAAATGGTGCTAATGTAGTAGTTCTTACTCCCATATTAACCTCTACTTGGAGTTTGCTTATTAATTTATGCGCACGCATAGCAACAAAAGGGTCAACCCTGTTGCAATTTGTAGATTTGGTAGTATGGGATGTCCCATATTGGTGTTTAATAGGGTGTAGTAGACATAGGGTGGAGTGTTGGGCGGGTGCTCTCGATTAATAGAGAAGATTATAATCCGGGGCTGTTTAGCGTAAGTTATGGCAAAAACTAACGAGTTTGAGATATACCTAGGTGTATTGAGCACAACAACAGCAAAAAACGATGCACTGGACCTAACTGATTATGTTGACATAGCAGATAATGAAGCGTTTGAAGTGCATGAAGTAGATATCGTTCTCGATCCTACTGACTCATTTCCATCTTCTGATACTGAAGCACTGTTTCAATTAGCAGATTCTAATATTGGTGCGTTTGTATCACATGCAGATAGAACATCATTGTATGTACAACGCCAAACCTTTGACAATGCTACTCTAGGTATGTTTCACCAAGAATCATTTAGTAGCCTTACTCCTCTAATTGTATCTAAAACAATTTATTTGCGTAATGAAGTAAGTACAGGTACTGGCAATTTTACTCTAAGAATCAAAGGCAAGATTGTAAAACCATCTGCTAAAGATTACATGGCTCTTGTACTAACACAAACTGGCAATGTTGCTTGAGGTGATTCTACTTGGTAAAAGTAGAAGGCACGCTCGACGAATTGCGTGAACTGTTTGTCGAAGGTGCTAAGAAAGAAGCACGCAAGCAAGCAAAGAAGGCGGGTGCTCAGGTTGTTAAG